AACTGAATCGGATCTCATCCATCGCTTTGTCTTTGATGTGGAGAAGCTCCATCCGGCTTTCGTGCCCTGACCCAGCAGGATCTTTGATCGAGACGGTTTTCAGTTCCTTGGCGTAATTTGTGTCCCGCATCTGCCAATTCCGTTCTGTGCTAAGTAATGGATGGGATTCTTAGCACAGTTTTTCGGATTTGACGGCAAAAGCCCTCAAGTCATCTCCACCTCCGCCGACCTGTTACGGTCGTTTGATCGCGAGCGAACAGCGGGCGAAGCGGTAAACGATCGAACGGCGATCCAAACCAGCGCGGTCCTGTGTTGCGCGAGGGTAATTGCCGAGGGCTTGGCTCAGGTTCCTTGCAAAGTTTTCAAGGAAGACAGTTACGGATCGCCAACCGAGGCGCGCGATCATGCGCTTTATTATCTGCTCAACCGACGCCCCAATGACTGGCAGACCAGCTTCGAGTTTCGCGAGCAGATCGGCATCCACCTCGCGCTCAAAAACAACGCTAACATTTTCAAGAATAAGGTCAACGGCAACGTCGTTGAGCTTTATGCCTTTGACCCGTCGGTGGTCACCGTCGAACAGAACGACACGTTCGATCTAACGTACAAGGTCACGCTCGACGGCAAGGGGCCGAAGTCCATCCCCGCTGACGACATCTGGCACATCAAGGGTCCCAGCTGGAACGGGTTCCAGGGTCTCGATGCAGTGCAGATGGCTTGCAAGACCATTGGCTTGGCGCAGGCCACTGAGCGGTTCGGCAGCAAGTTGTTCGAGAATGGCGCGCGTCCAGGCGGGTTGCTAACCACACGCACGGGCGCTCAGGCCCTCACTCCCGAACAGCGCAACGAGATCAAAACTCTCTGGGCCGCGCAGCATCAAGGCACCGAGAATGCCCACAAGACCGTCATGCTGCCATTCGATCTTGAGTTCACTCCGGTGTCAGGCACCGCCAACGAAGCGCAGTGGATCGAGAACCGCAAGTTTCTGATCGAGGAGATTTGCCGCTTCTTCCGCGTGCTGCCCATCATGGTCATGCAAAGCGGCGCGACCAGCTACGCGAGCGTCGAGCAGATGTTCCTGGCTCACCTGACCCATACGCTGATGCCCTGGTACGAACGGTTCGAGCAGAGCGCGGAAGTCTCGCTGCTGACCCGTCAGGAATTGCTCGACGGCTATTCGATCAAGCTCAACGCCAACGCACTGTTGCGCGCCAGCCATGAGGATCGCGCTTCCTACTACCAGACCATGAAAACCATTGGCGCGATGACCGCAAACGAGATCCGAGCCAAGGAAGACATGCCGCGCAGCACGGACCCTGAGGCCGACAAGCTTACCGGCGCAGCCAACATCTTCGGCGGCAACAATCAAACGCCCAACCCGGCCCCTTCCCCACAACTCGACGATAACGAGGTAGCAAAGTGACCCCCATTGAACAAAAGGCGGTGACCCGCCTCGAATGCAAATTCGACACCATTAATGATGACGGCGGCAAAATGACCTTCTCCGGTTACGGCGCGGTCTTTGGCAACGTGGACAGTTATGGCGATGTCATCGCCCCAGGCGCGTTCGCGAAAAGCCTCGCCAGCCACCTGACGGATGGCACCGCGCCGTTGATGTTTTTGAACCACGACGTGTTTGGCTCCCTGCCGATCGGTCGTTGGACGGACATGAGCGAGGACGGTTATGGCCTCAAGGTAGCTGGTGAGCTGCTGGATACCACCATGGGCCGCGACACCTACGTTGCGCTCAAAGCCGGCGCACTCAATGGATTGTCGATCGGTTTCCGCCCCGTATCCTTTGATATGCGGGCCAAGCCCGAAGACCCACGCCGCACGCTGAAAGAAGTCGATCTCGTGGAGGTCAGCGTCGTCACACTGCCGGCAAACGTCAAAGCGCGCGTTCAGGCCGTGAAGAGCATGGGCGAGGAAATGAGCGTCCGCGATTTGGAGCAGCTTCTACGCGAGTTTGGCCTGTCGAAAAGCCAGAGCATCGCAGTCGCAAGTCAGTTTGAAAGCAAGTCGGAAGTAGCGGAGCAGAAAGCAACATCCGCAGCGATCGACAATTTAGCGGCCATGATGCGCGCTGCCTGAGACCCGGTTGATAAGTAAAAGCACAACCAAGCACGGAGGGATTCTGGCGTCGAGGTTTACTGAAAACAACCGAGACAAAGGAGCCCCTAATGGCCGATCTCAACGAAATCTCGAAGCTGGCAACGGCATTCGAGGAGTTCAAGAACACCAACGACGACCGAATTGCCCAGATTGAGCGCAAGGGCAGCGCAGACTACGTGACAACCGACAAGTTGGAAAAGCTCAATGCCGATCTAGGTGCCCTTCAGGCATCCGTCGCCGACGTAGCCAAGAAGTCGAACCGCATTGGCGCTAGCGATGCACAAGCTGCCGACGAGGAATACAAGTCCGTATGGGACAAGTGGGCGCGCAAGGGTGACCGCTACGAAGCAGAGCTGGAAGCCAAGGCACTCGTCACCAACGACACCACTGGCGGCTTTCTAGTTCCCAAGACTGTCGAAGCTGGCATCCGTGCCGACCTCCGCACAATCAGTCCGATCCGTTCGGAAGCAAATGTCATTCAAACTTCGAATGACCGCTATACCTTCCTGACGAACAAGCGCGGCCTGACGACCGGCTGGGTTGGCGAAACTGATCCACGCCCCGAGACTGCAACTCCAACGCTCGTGGAAACGACCCTGCCCGGTGGCGAAATTTACGCCAACCCAGCAGTCTCGCAGCGCGCATTGGATGACAGCCAGTTCAATTTAGAAGCTTGGCTTCAGACTGAAATCGTCAACGAAATGGCGATTGCAGAGAATAAGGCGTTCGTGAACGGCGACGGCGTAAACAAGCCAAAGGGCTTCCTGACCGAGACCGGCCTGAACACCATCAAGACCGGCGCGGCTGCGGCGCTGCCTGCTGGTGCCGACTACATGTTCAGCATGATCTACGCCATGGACTCGGCTTACCGAGCAGGCGCAAAGTTCTACTCCAGCGGCGCAGTTTCGGCTTCACTCCGCACGGTTAAGGACAGCACGGGCAATTACCTATGGCAGCCTTCGCTGGTCCTGGGCCAGCCAGCAAGCATCGCGGGCTACGCGCATGTTGAGCTTGAGGACATGGACGGCATCGCTGCTGGCAAGACGCCACTGGCATTCGCGAACATGAAACAGGGTTACACGATCGCTGACCGTATCGGCGTTCGCACTCTACGCGATCCTTACACGCACAAGCCATTCGTCCACTTCTACGCAACCAAGCGCGTTAGCGGCATGGTCACTGATGCCAAGGCATTCGTGGTGCTGAAGGTACAGGCGTAAACTTAACCAGGGAGAGCGGGCTGAAACGCCCGCTCTTTCCTTGTCAGAGCAATTCGACGCGCGTTTGGATAAAGCGCGCAATTTCATCGGGGCTAAACCGACGCGCATCAGCAAATCCGTCGAGCTTCATGATGCCCGGCACGTCACCGTCGTCCATCCGCACGTACATTACCCGGTCCGCTTCCCTCGCATTCACCAAACCTCGGATCGACCGAAACTCGATACCGCACCAATCCTTCTTCTCGTAATCGCCACCGACGAAGACGACGATCAACTTCGATCGCTCGCCATAGATCGCCTGGAGGTACGTATCGAGGTTGGGTCGCGCCAACTGCGCCACGTAATTGTTGTCGTAGAAATACCGATCGGGGCCAATCAAATGCTCGAGCTGCGCCGCAACCTGCTCAACATACTGACGAACCTCCCCCGGAAAAGAGAGCGCCACATCGAAGATATGCGTGTTGAGGTTCGGCGTCTTGCGGGCATTCGAGGCCCACGGCGGCATGACGATACCGCGCGCACGCAGAATTTCTTTCTGTAGATTTACGTCCTTAACGGCCCAATGGGTGCGGTTCATTTCCCAGCCGCGCGTGTCCAATTCGAACCTCAGAGCTTCCATGTCCTCCCATGTCAGGAAGGGTTCAAGCGGCAGGATTTTATATTCAATCCGCACGTCTTTTCCCCGCTTCGTGACGTCAGTGATAACGCCGAACAAAGGGTTTTTCTGGTTGCCGCTTTCGTACGCAAATATGCAGGGCAACAGCTTGAGTTCGTCAACCGATGCCGCGTCTAACGCGCCAAACCGCTCGGTGATTTCATTTTCAGTATATTCGCGAACCGCGCGGCCTTCCTCGATTTGAAACGGCTCGCCGCCCCACGCATCAGGATCACCAGACACAAACAGATTATACATTGTTCCTCCCGGTCCCTCGGCCAATCGCGCCTTGGGCTAAGTAATCGATGGAACATGATACCGTCATTACGTCGCAGGAAGTCAAGCAATGGTGCCGCATCGACAACGATGCAGACGACA